AAACGAAAGCCCCGGAGGACAACCGGAAATAAGGATACCACTTTGCTTGATTTGAATTTGTCCAGTCCGGAACCCATCCCTCATTTAATGCCTTAGTTACCGTTTTTAGTTTCCGGTAATTAATTTCGTCATCAGTAAAACCGAAACTACGTAGTTTCTTTTCGTCTAAAGGTTCTACACCAAGTTCTACACATGCATCCTCGTATGTTTTGATGCGATCGGTAATTTTACCAGTGAAAAATGCTTTTCCGAATGTATCTTCAAGTGTTGATTTGAATTCCGGCATAGTGCTATATAACTTCCGGGCATTACTTTTTGAAATTTTTATTACTTCTAATGTGTCCATATGATTTTTAAGTATTTGTTATTTTACATCCCATACCCCTTTCGGGATTGATACCAACCATTCACCTAATGGTTTTGCAAGTTCAAATTCATTTGTGACATTAAATTCCTGACTTAGTATATTTTTATAGACAACCAGTCTTACACCATTATCTTTCTTAGTCAATATGTAATTGTCACAAACAATCAGTAGTGTAAAAAGAGCCGCCAGATAATCAATCTTGTTTTCCGGCGACTGTTTTTTCATTGCCATTCTTTGAAGTTCCTTAACCGACGGCATCGAACAGATATACGTCTAATATTTGTGTTTCAGTAACAGAAGCTATTTCATAATTAGCCATAGAACCTTTCATTCCTTTCACAATTCCTTCGTTGGCTTCCTTCGTATCGTTCGCCTGAACTAACATTGTAGTTGCCGTTTTCTTTTCAATTCCTTTTTCTTCGTCAAGTGCTATGAAATACAATTTAGCTTTGTACCATTTTTCACCATTTTCATCAAAGAATATTTCATTGATTCTTGCTCTACGAATTGTCGACACTGTGAATTCACCACTAATATAAGGCGTCATTTCTTTTATAATTCTTGCCTCTGTCTCTGTGAATGACAAGGCATCCACTAAATACGTTTCACTTACTTTTACGATTTTACCCTCTTCCGCAGTTTTCTCGTATTTAATCTTTGTCTCAAACCAATTATGCATGTTGTTTTTGTTTATGTTCCGTGTGTGCGGAACTGATTATTATTAAATGTTAGAAAAATTCAATTCAATAGATTCATAAGCACCGGCAACATTTTTTGTCCATATCCGGAAGTAAGTTTTTGAGTCCGGTCGACGTTCCGCTTTTTTAATCAAATTACAGGCTTCCGTAAACCGTGGGTCATTCACTCTTTTTTCGTGACGTGTAAGTGGTGATATCTTTTTAGGATCAAGTTTGCCGTTTTTATTTTCAAAGGCAGTAAGTATCATTTCTTTTACAAAGTCTTTTTTACCGTCAATAGAATCATTCAGGAACTCATGTAAAATCTCTTTCGCTGCCATAATGGTTAAATCATCATACTGCAAGGATTCATTCACCGATCGTTCAACTTTAATGGAGCGGTCGAAGTTGAACCAGGTCCAGTTCCCTTTGTAGTTTTCACGTGTCACTTTGTTTTCTTCTGCAAAAGCAACCTCAGCTGCATCACACAATAGTTTTATTTCCGCTTTAAAATTTGTTAGTCCTTTGTTTACTGACTTTGCACTTTTCAAAAGCTTTGCCGAGGATGTTTCCATTAACCGCTCGGATTTTGTTATTCGATTGTAGGGAATTTGTGTTCCACTCTCATCAGTCCAAAACTGATTCTTTGTTGTTTGTGTCATGCTAATAAATGTATTATATGTATTATTAATTTGTAAATCATAAACCAAAAAACAACTGCACCGGAAAGTAGAATAGATAGTACCGGTAAGCAACCCTGCCTTTTTAATTTCATATCGTAATAGTCGTCAAAGTCTGAAATTTCCTCGTTAAAGGTTTGTTCAACTTCTTTAAATATCCTGGGTGGACAATAACACATCACTTTGTTATTTGTACATCCCATTCCAGGTTCATGAATATCACATGCTAGGCACATTTTAGCTCCGTACAAGTCTGCTTTTTCAGCTTTGTAAATTTTGCCGTTAATTTCTCCGGTTTCGTTTTCGCGAATATCAATTAAATTATAGTTATTCATTTGCTATTCCCTTTAAAGCTTCTTACAAAGCAAATCCCAATTATAATGACTGTAATAATGACCGGGACATATGTAAATATCTGATCAGTCATAATCTTCCTCCATTCTTTTGAATTTTGCAAACTTATCCGCGTAATCCGGATCATCAATTTCATGAGTTTCGAGCCATTCTGTCAACTCATCAATTTCTTGTTTTTCTTTTTCCATTTCTATAATGATTAGTTCAACGTTATCATTTTTCCAACCAGTTCTTCAGTCATTACTGCCACGTTATTCAAATCTTTCGTTTGATTCCTGAAGGCATAGTATAAAGACTGTAATTGTTCTTTCGGGATGTCATTGAAACTGCAAACCTTACCCGAAGCGTTACAGGCGATGCCCTTCACTTCATTCATATCGGTTACGCACCCCATTGCTTCACGCCATGCAAATATGACCGCTATCAACCTCTTCCTGCGTTTATCCAGTTCGTCAGATTCGGGATTAGTGGTGCGGTCCAATAAATCACATACCTCAATCAATTGTTTTAGTGTCAAATCTACTGAAGTAGTTACACCCCATTGCGCCAGTATCGCTTTTTTGTCCGTGTCACTTACATTGCCTTTTCTCAATAAAGTGTGATACTTTTTTATCAAGGCATTTTTCTGTTTATCCATAAAAGTTGTTGCCATGTCTGTGTATGTTTAAAAAGTAAATAGTTAATATCTTAAATAGTTAATTTTATTATCCCCAGTATGCTTTTGCCTTTTCAGGCCACACTGTAAAATTTCCTTCTTTGCCAATGTACCTTCCTTTTGAAAATGCGCGGTACCCTTCAACATATATCTTCAGGGTTGCATCGTACATTACACTTTTTGCCGATCTTCCGGCAGGAAACTTTCCATCTGCGTGAGAGATAAAGATTAATAGTTTCTTAGGAAACTTCTCTTTGAACTTCAAATACTGCACGTAGGTCAATTGAAAATATTGAAAAGAGTCAATGATAATGATGTTCGGACTCTTTTTGCATAGTAGCCGTTTCTCCAGTTCTTCAGCGTTTTCTTTTACGATCATCAGTTTTCGTTGTGATTCCTGCATGTTTAGTCGTGTAAAACTTTCCTGAAGCGTATGTGTGGTTCCTTCCTCCATGCTGTCTAGTAGAACTTTGTCAAACTGTGTGAGGTACTTTATAAGTTGCAAAATAAAACTTGTCTTACCATTCCCGCTATTTCCCCAAACAAACCAAACTCCCGACGTTTCGGGGTGGGAAAAGGCATCTTCCCATGCACCATCAAATTCAAAAAGCTTATATTCTTTATCAAGTATATTTTGTACTGTCAACGCTCGTTTAATCGCCATTTCTATTTCATTTATTTTTTAACAACTGCGTCTTAATGCTCCTTTAGGGTTGGGGTTCTTTATTTCAATTTCTGCAACTCAATTTTCACTCTGCGAAGTGATCCGTTCACCTTTGCGATAATTGCCTTCACATCAACATCCGGATTATTAGCCTTTGCAATCATAGCCACTTGTTTTCGGTTAAACTCGTTGGAAGCCTCAGAACCGTCCGGTGTAATTCTTTGATAACGGCTACCAAAACGCGAAAACAATTCAGCATAACCCACTTTCTTAGCACTCAGGGCACGTTCAATCTTTTGTTTCAACCCATCAGCACCCATCATGTACCAACCACATACGCCCTCAGTAGCATTCCATAGAGCCTTTAGTTCCAGGAAGGCGGGGTAATCCAAATCACCCGCCTCATCCAGTATAATTAAGGGGTTGGGAATCGAACGCAGATAAAACACCAAATCTGCATACACCTCAGCGTACTTGCCTGTGTTTCCCAACCCCAGTTCTTTCGATATGCCGCGAACAAGTTTCTGTTTACTTTTCACCTGGCTGCAATCAATATAAATAGCAAACTTGTTTTCTTTAACATAACAACGAGCCGTGTAAGTCTTACCCAGGTCAGCGATATCGCAAAGTAGACTACTCATGCTTCTTTGTTGACAAGCGTTCAACTGTGGATATATAAAATCATATGCCGGGGTTTTAGCCGTTATCCATTTAGACTCTTCACAAAGTTGTACATCCAACCTGCGTGCAATGGAATACCATTTTGCTTCACTCAGTACATTTTCATTATCACCATTGATCACGCGGCTCAATTGCGCGCTGTTGATATCTAATGTTACGGCTTGCTTTGCTGCCGACTGGTATTGGTTGCGATCAAGTACTATCGCTGCAATGATTCTGTTTTTAAATTCCGTGTTCATATTGTGGTGTTTTAAAAGTTGTTGAAATTCTATTTAAAGACTATTTAAAGCCCATTCTTTTTGATATTTTTCGTCGTAATTATCGAAATTCTCAGTATCCTTTTCTTCAATAGGGGTTGCAGTAATTATTTCCGCTTCAACAGCATCATATTGAGAAGCATTTTCAATTAACACTATCTTAGCCAATTCATTCTTACCCTTCTTAGCCATGCTGTCAAACTTAGCAATGTATTTCGCCTGTTCAACGATTGCAGCTTCATCTACTACCGTACGTTCTGCTGTGGAAGTGTTGTATTTCGTTATTCGTTTCGCTTCACAGATATAATCATCATTTTGATACAGATAAACAGACTTAATTTCGTCACCCGGTAAAAAGTAGGCCATTACTGTATAATTGTTAGGTGCCAGTTTAGCCAGAATTTCAGGATCAGGTAACATGTAGTCGGCATATTGAATTTGACAATACATGTTCCGTTGAATTGTTGTCTGGCGGTTGTCACCGATATACCTGATCAGGTGTGGACGGTTTATTTTAGCCAGGTTAGGATTAAGGTTTTCCAACATGACCTGCATGCGTGTTTTTCCCGGATAAAGTTTCTGATCGCGGTGTTTACCGTTATTATATCTTTCAATTGATTTCAAATCATCTGCAACTAAAGCGTCGTAGTCGTAAGTGCGTTCCTTCACAATGTATTTGGAACTTTCGTCATCATACACACGTTCGCCTCCGGTTACATTGGCTTCATCTTTCAAATACCATCTGCCTATACCATCCTGATAGCGTTTTTCGTAACCATATTTTTTCTGACGGTTCAATTGTTCAGCATGTTTCTCCTGGCTATTACTTGGTGCGCACCATCTCACAAATGGAAATACAAAACCTGCTTTGAAAAGATCATCCTTGAAATTACCAACCAAATGGTGTTCAACTTCCATTTCCAACGGCATTCCCCATTCACGGGCATCAATAAATCGAAACATGTCACGTAGACAGTCAATAAATAAAGGAATGTCTTTTTTGAGGCTGTAAGAAGCTCCTAACAAAACACCTGAAGCAACATCGTATGCGTAATAAGCCTTTACACGATTACCGTCAGCCAATTTACGAGGTAAGTCACGGTCATCAAGGGAAATCTTACTGAGTGAATAAATAGGTGCATGACGGTGGTGGTGAGGTCTGATTTTACTCAGGAACACATGTCCGGTACTCCGGAGGCGGTCAACAATCACACGGTTCTTTGGGTTGTTCACGTAGTTCCAACAGGTTGCTTCAGATATAGAAATGTAATTGCCTTTCTTTTCATCGTAAAAATCCTGACGGTTGAACAGCAACCCGCCATCCATGTTTACAATCTCCAGGTCGCCGGCTATGAAGCGCAAATAATCTTCCTGCACCCACGAACTATAGGGTTTGTTTGTCATGCAATAGATAGATAATATCAGGTTCTCCAGGGCGGCATCTACTTTTCTCGAATTATCATTGCAAAAATTCTTATGTATAAGACCTTTGTAGCCTGATTCGTCGTATAGGTTGTATCGGGTATGTAAGCGTGATTCGTTAGAAGGCAAGGTGTGAGGGTATTTGGATCGGTCCAGGCTATTTATCGTTTTAGACATAATTTTCCAAAGCCCGGTTGTTTTTCCCTGCAATGCTTTTCGCAAGGCTACGCGGTTATTCTGAACCTCGTGAATCGCGTTCAAAATTATCGCGTTATTGTAGTATTCGGTTATTTTCTCAGAAGGCAGTTGATTACCATTGGCCAGTTGAAATGTGCTGTAAAACTCGATTGCCGCCGTGTCCTGAATGATATGATCCTCGAACTCATTATGTGCCGATTGTTTTGTTACATCGCCAAATTTCAATTCTATGGCATCCCTGAATCGTTTAGGAAGGCTATCATAAGCAACGAGTGCCGGCGTATTCATACATCCGCGTCGAACAACGTTTATTTTCTTGCGTATTACAAGATTATCATAATTTGATTTCGTCAAAATGTCCTCTTTTACAAGCCACTGTGCCGGTACTGCATATGTGTTGTTATAATATTCTACCATAGTTGTAAGTTTTTAAAAAAT